TTCCTATACCAACTCGTTGAGAAGAATCAATACGCAATGCTTCAGAACCGCCTGTTGTAAACTGTAAAGTATCAGCACCACTACTGAACATACCTGTATTTGTATCGCCATTAAATGTAAAGTTAGGAAATGTGGATGATCCCAAACCTGCAACTTGCACAACCCCTGTAGAACCTGCAATTTGATATAATCTTAAAACTTCTGCACTACCACCAACAAATCTCCATTGATTATCAGTTACAAATCCAAAAAATGTATCTGTATCTCCTGCGTGTTTTACATTTGCAGTTATTGTAAAATCAGCACCATCAACAGCTAAATTACCACCAACAGTTACATTTTCATTGAAAGTTGCTCTCCCTGCATTTGACATATCAAGGGTAAGAGCAGTTACAGTTGCACCACCATCGTTACCTTTAAATATCATATCTTTATCTGATTGCTGAGAATGTATAACAAAGTCAGAAGAACTATTTGTTAGTTTTGCTATAGTTATACCAGAATCTTTAAATGAAATATCTCCACCATCAGCATCAAGAATAATGTCTCCTGCTGCATCAAGAATTAATAATCCTGTGTCATTTCTTATAGTTCCATTAGAGCCATCATGGAGTATTCTCATATCAAGATCAGCACCAATAAAAATTGTTCCACTATCTTGATTGAGAACTAAATTACCTGTTGATGTAACTGTTCCTACATCTAAACCACCTGAAACTGTTGTGTTAGAGCCAAGAGTGATTGCTGAACCTGTATCGGTTATATTTGAATCATCTAATATTGTTCCGTTAAATTTGACAACTTTGTTTGTAACTATGTTTGTAACACCTAAACTACCTGCAACTTTAATTGGATGTGAAAAATCAAACTCATCATTCGTACTATCCCACAATATAGTCGCATCTGTCGTTGAATTAACCGCATCTTGTATGGTAATACCAGCACCATTAGCGTTAGAAGATGTATCTCCTGCTCCAAAATTAAGGGTGATGTTTTTGTCTGCAACATCTAGGTTGGTAGTGTTAATCGTGGTGGTTGTGCCTGAGACTGTCAGATCGCCTGAGATTGTGGCGTTACCCGTAACAGCTATATTTCCTGCAAAGGTGGCATTTTGTGAAGCATCTAAAAGTAATGCTTGAGTTTGACCACCTGAAAAAATCCTAACTGTGCCGTCTACATTACCAAAAATTTGTCCTTTAATTACATTGCTTGAATTAACAAAGTTAACACCACCGATATTCCCTGAAGTTCTATCAGATTTAATATTAAGATCGGTAAAGGCATTACCTTCATTTATGGTCATAGCACCAGATGATGTAATCGCACCACTTGAGATAGTACCGATATTGACTAAGTTTCTTGAGCTATCTATTACTGTGGTCGCTGATGAACCCAGTTTTAGATTAGCACTTTCATCAATTCTAAATAATTCTGTATTAGGTCCTGTTGAAACAATAAAAACTCTGTCGGTTTGATCGTTGTTTGAATCTATATTAAGTCTGATTGAGCCATTAGATTTTATTATTTCATTTGCAGCACCAGATAAAATTATATTACCAGGAGTTGAAATATCACCTGAACTTGTAATTGCACCACTTGTGATAGTACCGATATTGGTAAGGTTTCTTGAAGCATCTATTACAGTTGTGTTACCAATATTAAGATTTCCAACTTTCAATTTATCTTCAAAATACCAACATTCTTGTCCTGCTTGAAAGTTGTAACCAAACTCGTGGTTGAAGTTAAATGTGCCATCATTTTTAGGTGCTTGATATGTCCTTGCACGATCACTTGACCAACCCATACTAAGTTCATGCTTAGTTGTGTGACCTGATTCAACATCAGGTGCTACTATCCTAAAATAAACGGAATTATTTGTAGTTAAACCTGTACCTGAAGTAGAAGAAGCTACAAAACCAGTTGTAAAGCTTGAAGTAATTGTTCCTGAACTTGTAATAGCACCACTACTGATAGTACCAATATTAGTTAGGTTTCTAGAGGGATCAATGACTGTGGTTGTACCAACTTTCAAAGAATTAACCATGGCAGGTGCAGCATTTCCAGAGCCCTCACCAAATCGCAAATCTAAGTTGCCACTTGTATAGCTCATGCCGACTGAATTTGCAGTCCCAGCTTCATGTAAAATTATATGTGTTTGAGCTCTTATAAACCCACCAAATTGTGCAATAGCACTTGATCCACCAGAATTTAATGCTCCCACGTGTAACTTCAAAGCAGAGTTAGTGCTTGTTCCTGATTGGCTTATTTCAACCTTACCACTAGATGTGATTGCACCACTAGAGATAGTTCCTGAAAGATGTAGGTCTTTGAATCTTGCACCACTAGCACCTAAATCTATTGCAGCATCTCTGTCACCTGTTGAGCCTGATTGTGCTGGTAATATAGAATCACCACCATCACTAAATCTCAAACCAGTATCGCCTGTTCCTATTGTTATGTCACCTATTCTTGTAGCAATACTACCTACTTGTGCGCCATCTTTATAAAAATCAATTATAGAACCATCAGAAGAAAGTCTATTAAGAAATAAATTAGTATTACCTGAACGAGTGCTTGTTATTCTACCATTAGGTCTATTTTCTACTCCAGCTGTGCCAAATGTTGTACTTGTCTTACCAACCAATAAGTTACCTGAACTGTCTATTCTCAAAAATTCAGTAGCACGATTATTTGTGGTGAAAATATGTTGACCACTAGCATTTGTATCGTAGGTTAAATTACCACCAGCACCATAAACTCCAATCCTAGCGGTAGCAGAAGAAATTGCATCTTGAATGGTGATTTCTGCGTTACTTGTATCTCTAACGTGAAGTGCAGAAGCTGGTGAATCAGTCCCTATACCTACGTTGCCTGAAGAGGCTATTCTCATGTGTTCGTTATACGGAGAATAACCACGAAAAATATGATTGTTAGCATCTATGAATAACGAAGGTCCTTGGCTACGGATAATATTATCTGTACCATCATGTCCTATTTTTAAATCACTTCCTGTTCCTGCTAAAATAAATTGATTATCACCAAGTCTTAATTCATCAACGACTGCTGAACCAGTAACATCTATACCTGATGAGGTTGTTATTAATTTGTTGTTATTGTTGTGTTTGAGTAATACCTCACCATCTTTAACAACTTCTATTCCTCTTTCGCCATCAGTAGCACCAATAATTACTTTGTTACCATTTGTTCTTAAAAAAAGATTGCCAGTACCATTTTCATCTATATAGCTATTAGAGCCATCGTGATAGATTTGTAAATCATTACTTGCACCAAACTGTGCTTTTACACTATCTGGAAAAGTAAGACCGTTAGCATCTAGGTATGCTTCTATTTCATCGGTTATGGCAACGCCTGTTTGGGAGAAAAGACCAAGGATCCCAGCAGTTAATCTGAGTTGAGCTTCATCCCCTGTAGAAAAGGATCTAGCTGTCGTACTTTCTTGGGCTCTGACAACAGTAAGAGTATTCCCGCTTCTAGCAGTAACCTTTACTATTTCATTGTTAGTACCATCATCAAAGGTAACAAAGAATATATCCGAACCTGTAAGACTAGGAAAGACATCACCATCGGATACAGTTATGGATGTCGCAGACGAGTTGATCCCTGATGCAAGCGTAGTTTTTGCATTGTTCTTAAAAACAACTGCCACAGATTCCTCCTATGTGATTAAGAAACTGTTACAGTCCAGGTTATTGTCATTGAGTCAGATGCACCTTTGTTTACAACTGAAAACACAGTTCTGCACAGCATAGTTCCTGCTGAAGAAGCATTTAAGATACCAGCTTCAGTAATTGCAGCTGTTCCTGTACCAGCACCAAAAGTAGCAACATAGACAACCTCATTATTATTTACTGTTGTTGATGTTAAACCAACTCTAGCAGATTCACTACCAAGAGTTGTATTACCTGCTGCGGCTGCGGTAGAGCTTGTACCTATAGCCATGTGCGACATAGCCGTTGCAGTAGCATCTTTCATTCTACTGGCTACATAGCCTTTACCAGCTGTTACAACGATATTATCAACTTCTTTTACAGTCTCACCGTTGAGAGCTATATTGAGGTGCCCTTTAAGTTTTAAGTTATCGTTAATCATTTATTTCTCCTAGTTTAACGCATTTGAGTTTAAAGCAGCCGTGTTGAGAACACTTGAGCCACCTACAGTCAACAGAATACTTATTGATTCTGCAACTGCAAATGAGTCTGCTTCAACCTTGCTTAAAGATATCACATCTGCCTCAGATAATGAAACAGTATCAGTGGCAGCTAAAGAGTTTGAAAGTGCTGGTGTATCGGTAAATGCAAATGTATCTGAAGCTGTTTTACTAAAAGCAAACTGGTGCTCTTCACTTAAGGTAGCTATGTTGCTTTTGTTGAGTCCAGAGTCTGTCTGTAAAGGGTCTGCAAAGGATGCTAAATCATCTAAGGTAAAAGCATCTGTAAAGGATCTATTGTAACTTACAGTTCTTGCAAGGCTTTCTGTCATAGAAAAACTATCTGATTTGCCTAAATTTGGTGATCTTGTAAGGTTCTCTGACATACTTACAGAGTCAGACTTTCCTAGCCCAGTGCCTCTGTTTGAGCTTTCAGACACTCCAAAAGAATCTGACGCTGGTTTAGCTACCCCTAAAGCATGCTGTTCTGATACGCTAAACTGGTCAGCTTTTGCTACACTTACTGCAAGCCTCGGATCAGACAACAAGCTTACAGAGTCTGTTTTACCTAAACCAAAACTAAATGCAGTTATTTGCTCACCCATACCAAAAGCATCTGCAAGGGTTTTGTCAAAGCCTAGAGCTGCTTGTTCAGATAAGTTGATTATTTCAGCATTTGGGTGTCCAGCATAGAAATAAAGATTCTTGGTATCTGAATCTATAAATATTTGTGCTTGTAGGTTTACAAAGGTGGTAGCTAAATTAAGACTTAGAAAGCTTACTAGGTCATCACGGATTGGTGCTATGACCTGATTTTGTACCTCAAGACCAACATCTGTGGTGCTAGTAACTAATGAAGGGGCTGAGTTTTGTGCTAGTTCAACTGCTGCTGATACTTCTTGACTCTGTACAGAAACTTGTAGATCTATAAATTCTACAACTAATCTTATAGCCATTAGTCAAAGTCATCTCTCACATTAAACTTAATTAGATCGTTTACTGTTTGTATGTTGCCATCTGATTTGGTGATTTCTATTTCTCCCTCGTAAAACCCTGCCTCAGTAAAAGTTGTATTAGTAAATGCCATAGCACATTTACCATTAGAGGCATCAGTGTTTGATGCGGTAATCGTTGCTAAAATAACTGTAGTACCAATCTTTCTTATTCTTACTCTTGTTGTAGCTCCTGTTAAGTCAATCGGAGCAAAAGTTGTTGGGTCCTCTGGGTCTAAAGTTTTTCCTGATGCAGCAGTATTAGAGTCTCTAAGAGTAAAATTTAACTCTGGATGAGTGTCCCCTACCACTACTTTGATTGTTGTTGAATATGCCATTATGCAAACTCCTGATATTTAATAGTTAAAGGAGCACCAACTAAACCATACTTAGTCTTTCTTACAGCTTGTGCTTCACCTTTATCATACATCCTTTTATTCAAATCAGCTGCTTGCACATCACTCCAGGGACTGTCTTTCATCATTTGTAGTCTATATAAAGCACCATGTATTATGGTTTCTTGATATTCATTCACAATAATATTTGGAATAGTCGTAGCTGTAGCGGTTGGCTTCAAGCTGTAAAGAGCATAAAGAGAATAGTTTTCGTTGGGTGTGGGTGCGATTAATATCGTCTCTTGGTCTTTTTGTGAATAGTATTTTGGTTTGCCTTTACCATATAAATCAAACAAAGATGGTTTACCTATTAAAGATTTTGGCTCAAGTCTAGTTAGATTTTTTTCTGAAAGCTGTGCTGTAGACTCACCAATCTCACAAAAGAAGTCTAATATATGGTTGAGCTCTGCACCCACTGGTATATCTAAATCAGCTGACTCATACTCATTGATACCAGTTACGGTTTGAAATAAAGAAAGATCTGCTAGATAAATGTCTGTATTGATACAGAAATCAATGATGGTGTTACGAAGCTCTTCAATAGCAATAAAAGATGGACAACTAGGTACCTCTCTTTTAACCTTTGGTACTAATGATTCTATCTTTTTTGCTACTGCCATTATTCATTACTGTGCTGGTGTTGATGGTCTTGGGGTAGATCCAGCATCAACTTGATTTTTTACTCCTAGTGAGTTTTGAAATGATTGTAGATATACGCCAGCTCTTTGCATATCACCAGCGTATTCAGTATCTTTTTGATAGGCTCTATAAAGCATATAGTCTAGAATTGCATTTGCATAAACATCATCTAGAGATATTACTGTGGTATCAGAGGTAAAATTACTGATAGTTATATTAGCAGGTGAAGAACTATAAACAATGCTTATAGTAGCACTAGAGGATGTGGTGTGCGGATACACATAAAACACTTTAGGATCCATTGGATCATAGACATAATGTTCTACATTGGTTCCTGTCGTGCCGTGCCAGTCCTCTATTTGGTCGTCAAGCACTCGTCTTTCTATGTTTGTAATAGGCTTTGTGGTTGGTGATGCGTTTTTATAAATAGATAAAAGTCGCAAAGCCGTTGCTGGTAAAGACTGTTTAGCACTATTGGCAGCAAGCGTAAGTGATTCATTAACTGGGTTAGCATCTGGTCTAAACAAGACTACCTCCCTTTGACCATCATTAAGATAGTCTAATAATGTTTGCTGAGACCACCTGACATTAGTTGTGTCTTGCAGTATTTCCTCAGCCCTGTTAATTAAATCAACTACTTTTACCGTTGCCATTTACAATCCTAGTTGTTCTTTCTGCTCTTTGCTTAAAGATTTTTTGTCGTAAATAAAGTTCCAAAACTCAGCTCTGTGCATAGGATGCCATGGAACAATTTTGCCATGTTCGCTTACTGAATATAGTGGATCTTTGCCTGGTTTCTCTTCTACTACTTCCTCGACAGGGGCAGAGGAATCTAATGATTCAAGCTGTGCTTTCAGATCTGCAAGCTTGTCTTTTGGGTTAAGAGTCACATTATGTTTCTCTTTTGCTAGTTGTACTATTTGATCTTTTGTCATTTGTTACTCCTTCAGGGTGTATGCTCTAAAGATATCACAATTTTGTGATGCTTGTGAACTAAAAAAGGGGGAGCCGAAGCTCCCCACAAAAGTCAATATTAAGCAAACTTCAGCTTAAATTCGCCTATAGCTGTTGGAAGTACAACTTTGTACCCGTAAACAGCTAAACCTCTAACGCCATCACCGAATGAAGACTCAAGTCTTACTGATTCAGTGTTAGTCATTTGAGAAGCATAAGCAATCGCTTTTGGATGTCCATATAAACCTGATGTTACACCAGATGCTGTAGCTAGGTTATTGGAAACATACATATTGAATCTATCGATAGTACCGATAAAGCCATTTCTTAGTGGTGAAACTGCATCACCTGTTAAGTTAGCTTGTCTAAGTTCTGACTGTTTCAATAGAGAAGCTGCTGCTGGACTAACAATCATGTACCTGTTGTCTTCAGGAATGTTGTTCTCATCCAGTGTTTGACCAGCGTCTAAAATGAAACCGAGAATGTTAGATGTTGTCAAATTTGCAGGTGTTGCATTGATATCTGTTAAAGATGATCCAGCAGCCACATTTGAAAACACATCTTGCTCAATAGCGATTTTCATGTTTTGAGCCGCATCATTTGCTGCTTCATTCATGAAATCAATATCAGCTTGTTCTCTTAGAATGTCGTCAACTTTAAAAGCATAGCTTTTAGCCTTGTCGATATTAAGTTCAATAGTACCAGAAGTAACATCAGCATAGGATAGAGATCCTGTGTAGTCTGCAACTGTAACAGCTGGGACTGATCTAATGTTAACTTTGTTACCTAACCCTGAAATTTCTCCTTCGTACTCGTTAGTTGTTACCTCGGACAACATGGTCTGAGCATAAAACTTAGCTTGTAACTTTTTAGAGAAAACTTCAGGTATAAAGTGTTGCTCACCGCTTGCGAAACTAAAATTTCCGCTTGAAGATGAATATGCCATTTTAAATACCTCTTAAAATAATATAAAAAAGTTTATCTTAAGTAGTAAAAATTATGGTTTGACTCTTCCTTCGGTATAAGCTAAATCAATTTCTTTTTCTAGCTTTGCATACTCTTTGTCAGTAAGCTTGCCGATTTCCCGAGCAGTCCATTGTTTTTTACTACCACTCACATTTTGTTTCCTGGCTTTGGAGAGTGAAGGTTCAACATTTTGTTTTGCCTTTTCTACCAAGTCCTTTTTAGAAACTTTTTTGGAATCTAAGCCTAGGTCTTCCTTATATCTAGATAAAAGTTCTATGACATCTTTTGCATCTCCTTCGCTAGCTGCTGTTTGCCACATATTAGATTGTCTACCTAACCAGAGTGAAAAATCTTCACTTCCTGATACAGCCTTCCAATCTGGATGGGCTTTAGCAATAGCATCGAAATGCTTTTTATCTGCCTCTTCTTTTTGAGCCTTCAAGACCTCATCTGTAGCCTGTGATACTTTTTGTTCAACAGTTGCGATGCGAGCATCAACATAAGATTGCAGGGGTTTCACTAGCTCTGGATAGTCTTTGACTATCTCAGAAAGATCCACATCTACTGCTTCTTTCTGTCTTTCAACTTGAGCATCAGTCTTCATTGCCTCCATAGCTGTGATTTTATTATTCATCTCAGCTATTTTGGCTTCGAGTTCTTTCTCTCTCTGGGTAGACTTGGTCATTTTCGCCTGAGCGTTTTTGTACCTTTCTTCCCACTGTTCGGCAGTTAAGTCTAAACCTTTATCTTCGGATTTAGTCTCTTCTTCCTGAACCTCTTCTATATTCTGATCAGATGTGTCTTCAGTATCCTGAGATTCATCGGGTGAATTTTCATCAACTTCTTCGACCTCTTCGGGTGTGTCCTCTGCTTCCGCCTCTTCGATAGCTAATCCTTTGGCTTCTGGTTCGGATTCCTCCTGAGCATCTTGAACTTGTTTCAACATCTCATCAGCTTCTTTTTCAAGCCTTTCAGCGATTATCTCGCCTTTAGTTTTTTCTCTTTCCATTTTCTCGGTCCTTAATCGGGGTATCGATCAAATTAATTATAAATGTTAGGTGTATCCTTGCGGGTGCCTAACGAGTTGATTACCTTATCAGCAATCTGGTCTAAAGATACTATAAACTTAAGTATCTCGCAACGACCTTGACTATGTTGGTAGTTGTCCGTTATTTCCAACTGGTCCCGCTCCGCCTGGCGTAGGGACTCCATTTCTTGCATTAGGACCGACCATTCCGTCCCCATTTGGGACTTGATTAGCTTCACCGCCTTGCTGGCTGGCAAGGATAGCTTGTTGTAGTGCTTGCTCATCCATCATCTCCTTATCTGTTTTAATTACCTCGTCTGGATCAATATCTAAGGATTTTGCAATATCAGTTAGTAGTTTTTCTCTATCAACCATTTGTGCATCCAATGGATTATTAATCAAGGACAAGAACTGTAGCAGTCTTTGCGACTGTACTTCTTTTTGTATCAGGGCTGTGGATCCTTTTGCAACAATACGCATATCAGATTTAACATTTTCATTTTCATTCCATGTCATATTCCAATCGTAAAGTGAGCGTATCATTGGTTTTGTTAAAAAGTCATCAATGTTTTTGATAACTGATTTGAGAACTATGTTGGCATTACTCATTAAGATTGAGATACCAGTTGCTGTTCTATTAAGTGAACTTTGTGTTTGTCCGTGGGTATAAGAAGGCAACGCAGTCGTTTCATCGGCAAACCTTCTAAATAACTCTATCACAGAAACAAGTGCTGGGGAGTTTGATTGCGGTTGATAGAAACGCACCATTGGCTGATTGCCGTCTCCACCCTCTCGCAAGAATACACGCCATGGATACAACTCAGTTGGATCTTCTCCAGATGCCATAATATCAGTATTCACCTCAACCATGGGACCAGAAGATAATGCAACATTATCGAGATAGATTCTTGTCGCAGCGTTCATGGTAGCTTGAGAGTCACGCATCATTCTAGGAACACCTGTGCCCCAAAATGCGTGTGGGTTTTTCTCATAGGGAAATATGAAATATGGTATTACGCCACCAGGCAACGGGTTCAACTGAGCCTTAATTACCTTGCCAGATATCATCCATATGTTTGCGTCATACTCCATAGAGAGGTCATCATCCTCACCAAACTCTACTCCAGCGTCTTCTAAATCGTGTCCGTTGAGTGAACCCCAGAACTCTAATACTTCAAACTTTTCTGTATTGGTGTTGCTGTCATTCACATTAGCTATGTTTCTTCTGTCTATCTCATGTTGTGCTTCATCGTGATTACCTTCTGGATTCATTTCAATGCACTCATTGATTAAGTCGACATTAAATCCTGGATAATCTTTTAAAGCGTTAAACTCTGCTCTTGAAATAATGTGTCTTCTAAAAATATCACGCATATCATCAACTGATGTAGCGTGTGGGTCTGGGTAAAGGTCAAAGATAGAAACAGCTTCCATTTCTGGCATAGCGTTTTCTTCATAAATTAAATTAAAACCTTCATCGCCTTTTATCCACTTATGGTCTTTCTCAATGCGTAATGTGCCAGCCTTCATAGCACCTGTGCCAAAAATAACCTGTTCCATGATGGCATCTTTCATCTTGCCTTCTAGGTTGTTTTCTAGAGCTTGGTCTAATATAGCCTCTTCCATATTTTTAACTCTTTGCTCAGTTTCAGCTTCAATCTCTTCGGTTAATTCATTAAGTCTTGCTATAACAAGTTCTTCAATACCTGCGGTGCCAACCTGTTCTGCTGCTTGTTGTATCTCCAGAGCGGCTCTTTCGGCAAGCTCTTGTTCAACTAAAGGTTGTTTAGATAGTGGTGTCTTCTCAATAGAAAAGAACTTTTGTCCTGGTTGAAATAAAAGATCTGTGATTCTTGAGTAGGCTGCTAATACTTTGGTTCTGGTAAGACCTACATAGACTTGAGATCTGTCACCTTTGGACTGTATTTTAGACAATACATCAGGATCATACTGACCCATAAATGCTCTGAGGTCTTCAATCCAGTCATCCTCTATGTCATCCCGAGCATCTTTATACTCAGTATATTTTGCTTTTAGTATTGACCCCAGCGAGGCAAGTTCTTCAAGTTCTTCTTCTGAAGCGTCAGCTGCTGCGGATATTCCCTCTGGTCCTAGTTCTTTGTCCATAGTCTAAAAAAATTGTTTTTTCACCCTCTTGAAGTTTTGCCTATGTTTTCTTGGCATACTATTTAATCCAAATAGGGCAATAGCATATGCCATTATTCTATCATCAAAACAACCTGGTTGGGCGTTTGTTATGCCTCTAGCGTCTACGACATAAGTTCGTAGCTCATCTATAAGCTCTTTGTCTACTATACCACTTTCTCCTTGGCGTAGTAAATGTACTAAGTTATCAATAATTAAAGGCTTTGTCTTGGTTGTTGTTAAAAAACCTGCACGCCTAGTTAATCTATCTACATACGCATCATCTACACTTTGTTC